AAAATAAGCTACATAATTTGTATATGTTGAAGGCCTTGAATCTCCACCTACATAAAAAGGATATTCAGGATAATCATTAACACCTATCCAACCAGAAGTAAGATGCTGCCTAACAACACTATTTTTTAATGCTGCTGATCCAGCATTATCTGCACCAGTCCATACAGGTAAATATGTACCAGTACCCGATAAAGCATCAACAGTTCCACCACCAAGTTGCCATTCTACGCCCCCAGGAACAGAAGTTAATACATATCCACTTTCTCCTGTAGATCCATATAAATCATATAAAGAACCACTTAAATCTAAATTTCCAGAAACATACATGTTTCCAGATAAATTAAAGTCTCCACTGAAATAAGAATCTCCAGAAACGTGCAATGGATATTCAGGAGTTGCTACATTTAATCCTACATAATTAGAATCTAAATCTTGAAAAAGACTACCAGTAGTTAACGTATCTTCATCTGACCAAATAGAAAAATAACCAGATTTACCGGATCCTCCAACGCCAGAAAGAACGTCTTCAATTGATTTCCATTCTGGGCCACCAGTTTGAGACGTTAAAACCCAACCACTTTGCCCAGTTGTATCATTATAATCATACAAATGACCACTAATAATAGCATCTCCAGAAACATGCAATTTATGCTGTGGAGCTACATCTCCTATTGCCACATTTCCATCACCAGATATTAAAAACCTAGTGAAATCCCCCCTCTTTATGACAAAATTTTTCTCCTCTGCCCCTATTCTTACTGCAGTATTAGTTGCCGAATCAACATCTCTAAAATTAATATAAGCTCCAGTCTCGCTACTTTCAAAAAGAGAAACGCTTTTTTCATCAGAAAAAACATGAAATCTATTAGCAGGAGCCGTTGTATTAATTCCTAAATTTCCATTAAAATCAAAAGTCGCTACATCTCCAACGCTATCATTTTTAAATTTTAAATCGCATTCGTCAGTTCCTTCGTTGTAAATGGTCCAATTCACAGGACCAGTTGGCCCAGAACCACCACCGGCACCAATACTAGCAGCTCTTCTTCCCCCAGCATACAATTCCAGAGCTGCATCATAACCACTAGGAGAAAATATTCTAGCATAAACATTATCAATTGTTCCAGCCGTAGGGCCTGATGGTGCTGCATAATCTCCAGTACCTTTAATTTCTAAATATCTTACTGGATTTGTCGTATTTAAACCAATTCTATATCTTTCATCTTCATATAAAGCAGAATGAATTAATCTAGTTGTGTATTCTTGCCCGGATCCACTAAATTTAGGAATATAACCACTTATCCCAGAACCTCTTAGCTCATCTCTAAAAAATGTATTATATGCAGCATCAATCGCCCCAGTAGTAAAAATTATTGAATCAGACCAATCTGAAGTATTTCTTCCATGCACACTTCTAATTTTTAATTCATAATTTGTTGAATTATTTATTGGTACAATACAATATGGTTCTATTACAGAAACAACAGTAGATTGCCCAGTAAAACCTTCTCCCGTCCCGGTAGGGTAAGCAAAATCTATCCTTTCGGCTATTAAGTTTCCTGTTATTTTATTTTGATATTCGATTCCAGATACATTTCTATTTCCAGTGCTATGATCGTATGTGTAAAACCCCGAGTAAGAGCCTTTTTCTGGATAATAAACAAATTGAAAATTTTCAGGGTCGTAACTATAATTTAAGAAAAGTTTGTTTGTATCTAAAGATCCACCAGATACATATATTGTATCATATTGTTGACTTCCAGTAACAAATAGCTCATATTCACCTGTTGCATATAACCCAGATTTAATTATATTTCTTTTGTTTAATTTTACTACGTGATCTACCCACTGTATTCCACTTAAACCAGAAGGAGAAAAAACTGGACTATAATTCAAACCAGAATAATATCTATTTTTATTAATATCATCATAAAGATCATCAGCTGGAGTCCCTGAGTAAAGATACCCAGTTCCTTGGTCTATGGCTATGATATCATTTTTTGGATAAATATATTGAAAATTTATTTTATTCGGCTCGTATACCTTATCTTTCTCCCCACTTTGAAGAACCGATATTTGATACGTAGTTGTAGAATTATTTTTAGGAGCAGCCCAATGTAAAAACAATTTACTATTAACATGATTATTAAACTCATTATAATCAGATAATATTCCACCAGTTATTATATAAGGTTTTTGCTCAGAATAAAATTGAGATAAAGAGGGCGTTTGTATAAAACCTATATTAAATAAGTTTCCTGTTCCGTAATTATCATGAGGCAATAATTTATAATAAAAATGGTTTTTAACTCCTGGAGAAAACCCCATATCACTATTATTATAAAATGTTTTTTTATAATAAAGAAAATCTGGGTCTTGAAAAGCGGCACCAGTAAATGGTAGAGTAGAATACAAAAGTTCATATTTATTAAAAAACTGTAAATTAGAACCTTTGGGATAAAAAGATATTTTTTTATCAATGTTAACATCTACACCAGTCAAAGACGCTCTTTCGTATTTCAATCTTGCTACTACAGAAGTGTTATTATCATTTAAATCTACTAATGACAATCTCAATGCAAAATCAGTCAATTTTGAGGGTTCATTAAAAACCTGAGAGGATAAAGTTTGTAAATTAAAATTATTTTGTTCTATATTAAACGAATTAGCAGCTCTAGATAAAATGTAAGAATTTAAAACAAAACCATCTACAGTCATCAAATCCAACGTAAGACTTTTGATATATCTTACATCTTCTAACGAATCTTGTGTTTCAGTGTTATAAAACTCCCATTTAATAACATTTTCATGAAAATTATTTAAAACCCCACTAATAGAAGAAGTGACAGGAATAGAGCTATTATAAAACGTATCAGCTTCCGTAGTAAAAAAATTTCCAGTTAAATTTCTTATTCCTACATTGAAATTTTCAATTTGTGACTCGTCGTTAAATAACATTATAAAAGCTCCTTGTTTTTACCTATTCTATACACTAATGTTTCAAGCGTTACATTTTCTCGTATTTTGTTAGGTATAGCTATATTAAAAGTCTCTTTAACATCAGTTTTATACCACCTAAATGTAATTCTTCTCCCACATATTATAAGAGAAACTAACAACCCTTCCGTTTCATCAAATTGTTGTTGCGTTATAGCCCCTGACCTCAAAGCTTGATTTAAAGCTCGTGATGGATTAAATATATAAGATCTAAAAATTAAATCAAAACTTACTCCTATAGATTTTTCGGCTTGTACATAGTGATCTACAGGAGCTTGAAAAGGTTGGGAGCCGTCATTTCCATTAAATAAAGCTCTAAAAACAGCACGTCCTGCTTGTTCACTTACTTTATCTGCTGCATCTAAAAGTTCTTGAGGCTGAAAGTCTGATTGAGATAAAACTTCTAAAGAATTTTCATCTTCCACAAGAGTTGGCAACTCTAAAGCTTCATTAAAATCAATGTGATCAAATTTACTTCTATTATATTGTGTTGCTTCTATTTCAAATTCAAAATCAGGTTTTTCTTTTATAGAAGACACCCTAAAAGGTAAATTGTAATTTAAATCAGATCCGACCGCTTCCTCAAAAAACCATAAAGTAAATCTTTGTATCTGCGCAAAAGCTTTTCTATCTTTTTGGTTTGTAATGAATACTTTTATTTGAGTCCTAAAATCATCATCAGTTTCAGAAATTTCGACTTCATCTACTTTCAAATAGTGTATATAAGACTTTTTTGTTCCTTTTATTTTAGCTTTTTCAAATTCATCCGTAGTAGAAGTGACAACCTGAAAACCAACAATATCATTAGGTTGTATAAAATCATATCTATTGTCTAAAGTAATTATATGACCAATAGACGGATCAAACTGTGTCCTAACCACCCTACCAGCTTTAGGACCAGCAGTTTTAAATCTATCTGAAATTGTAATAACATCTCCTACATCTAAAAATAAAGCTTCTTGGCTAGTTGTGAAAGATACTAATTCTGTTTCTACTTGATTCGTTATTAAGAACCATTTTCCAACTCTTCTAGCTTGCCCTATTGAAGTTATACCAAAACCTAAAATTTCTTTTTCTATATATCCATAATCTCTAATAGCTTTATAATCTTCTACATATACAGTTTTATCTCTATAATTATCTGATGCATCACTATAGGTAACTTTACAAACAGTAAATTTTGTATCTCTACCAGCACTAAAATAATTAAAAATTCCATTCTTTACATTAGCGTTTGTAAAAGAATAAACTGGATCTTTTTTCTTATCTGTTGTAACGTTAACTGAAAAATTATTCCAATACGAGATGCCTCTAAAACAAGAAGCAATATTATTTATCAAATCAAATATTTCAGTAGGGTCTTGTAAATAAATATTGCAAGAAAATCTTGATTCTAATAAATTTGAAAATCCGCGTGAATTAAAAACAACGCTCATCTCAGCTGATTGTGTAATATAATTATCTGAAACATATCTAGGTATTACAGGTAACTCGCTATCAGCAAAATTCATATTGCTATAATTTTTATCCCCCCTAATAAAGGCTGCTACTTGATAAACAAATGTTGTTGCTTGTGCACCTAATGAAAAAAATGTCGCATCACCACGATTAACATTAAGTCTGGGAACATCACGACCATAAGGATTTTTATTTTTTGCAGCCGAATAAATCGGACCCATAAATTCTTGTTCAGTGATGGCTCCTTTTCCCAAACCTGACCTTAATTCTGTTATATACCTTTTAGCACCATCAAAAGAACCCATGATTTTTTCAGCTCTTATTAGTTTTCCTACAGTAATATTCGGAGAGCTAGGATTAGAATCTAATATTACAGCTTCATAATTTTTATATTCTATCTCGCCTTCATCATTTGTATATCCTACATTTATAATAGATACTACGTAAATCCGATAATCCACATTAACGGATGGGTCGTTTATAGAAGGAAATGCAGCACTCCACTGCCTAGCAGCCAGACTTTGATCACCAGATAACGGGTTTGCAAACCAAATGTTATTTGGATTTATCGTTCTGACTTTTACTGGTTCATAAAGACTTCTTCCTCTAGTTTGAACTTTTTCGTCACAATATTTAGCTAGTTCATAAATCGACCATTTATTTAAATACCATGAATCACTAGTAAATCTTCCCACTCCATATCTATTATTAGTTACTATGTCATATAAAATCCAAGCAGGGTTATTAGTCCATTGAAGGCTTGAACTGAAATTACCATCCCATTCCCCAAAATACGTTTTTGTTTCTGCATCATAATTATTAGGAACTTTAACCTTCAAAAGTTTCATCATATAACTTCTGTTTGGTACTTGAGAAACATTTCTCGAATCAATAATATTATGTATATAAGCGGAATTAGGGTAACTAAATCTAGATTTTTGATACTCAGTAATTTTGACTAAAGTAAGATCTCTTTTATCTCGTGTATAAGTCATAGGTATTTTTTTAGATATATTAAAAACCTTAATTATAAGAACTCTGCTCTCAATTGCGTCTACTAAATTTAAATTTAAATCAAATTCATAAGGAGAAGTACAACCTCCTGATAACCTAGCAAGAACAATAGCAAATGGCCTGTCATCACCTAAATACGATATAGTAACTGCTATATCTTGGTCTTTTGCTATAAGGGCTCCGTTCTTTTTTCTCATGTGGTATAATGCGCCTTGTTGAAAAGTAATACTTACATATCCTACATTCATATCATTAACTTCATGAGCAACACCAAAACCTCTTCTAAATGTGTCATCATCTAATAATTTTTCTATATCCTTAAATTCTGCGTTACCTCCATAAAGAATAGGATACCTATCGTCTTGCCTAAGGAAAACAAAAGGCCTATTAGTCATGTCAGGTAAGGGGCCTGGAGCAATGTCTCCTGCACTAGCAAATATAGCTGAAAGAACGGTATCAGAAACAAAGTCCCTTCTCACAGGATATAGTTTTTTACTATAGTCAGTCATTATTCCGACATTAAAAGGGCTAAAAGGGATATCACTTATGTTTGTCCCAAATCTGGTATAAGCCTCATCTTCAGATTCAGCAGTTGAAACTTGACTATCACCGAAACTATAACCTGCGTCATACCTTATAGAAACTCCGTTCCAATTGATTTGATTTGTATAAGTATCTTTAACTGGAATATCATTATAAAAAACGGCTTTAAATATTTCTTCACTGCTGTCAATACTTTCAATCGTAGGATCAATATCTATGTCAAATCCCATATCATCTACAAACCCTCTAATAGGCCCTTCTCCTATCAAGTCTGTAATTACCATCTTGGAAGCGGACTCTAGTAGAGATGTTGCTGCTTTTTTCTTAAATCCGAAAATTTTCCCTTGATTGCATTGACTAAGTAAATAATCTCCAGGAGTAGGCTCTAGATTCAATGCCCTCCTCATATCGGACGTCCCTTGGGTATATGGTTCGGACGAAAAGACTGAAGCAGACGGTCGAAAAGGTCTGTTATTTCTATTATTAGAATAAAATGTATCTGCCATAATATTATTAAGTTGTGGCTGATGTTGTATCAAAAGTGTATTGTGTCACATTTACCACAGGGGGAGCTATCCTTAACATTCCGTAACCCAATGGAACAGGAGTATTTCTCGCCGCCGTATTGACCTTGCCTTTTAATATGTACGAAGCAGTTTTGACATTTTTAGGGTCATCTTGGCCCATCATTTTTGCCATTAAATAAGAAACAGCCATACTTATAGCTATCATAATTATCACTTTAACAACAAAAATTACTATACTAACTGGATCTGCTAATGCAACTACAGGTATAACTTCTATTTTTTTTGCGTTTTTAAAAGCGTGTTCTAGATTATCTGCTTCGATTGTTTTACCGTCTATGACAAAAAAACATCCTGTTAATTTTTTTTTCATCAACTTTCGAAATTTTCTATAGATAGGTACGTTAGCCTGAAGATACTGACAAACTTCAAACCAAGAACTAACTTCTAAAAATCTAGGCTCCTTGCCCAACTTCTTCAAAATTCCATAAAAAACTATCTCTTTCATTTTTATTATTTACACTTAAAAATTTGTGTTTATCTAATACATATACCAAAATAGGTAAATCATAAACTTCTACAAAATTTAAATCAGACTCAGACAGCTCATCGCTAAAAAGGTGAGAATGAAAACAAAAAAGAATATCATCTTTTTTATTAATTATGTCTAGATAAAAATCTGGCCCAGGCACAAAAAAGTTTGAATTTAATTCTAATGGCTCAAAATATTTTATATCAAAATTTTTATTAACATACCCTCCCGCCTCGAAAGGATCATTTCTGTGGCAATACTTAGCTATTTTAGTATATAAAAAATTATGTTCTGTATTCATAAGGTCTAGTTCCAGGAAAACCACCGTAAGGTAATCTTATAGAAGATTTATCTACGTCTCTAGGAGCACTAATCTCCCACCTTAACCTGCATCCATAAAGATTTTTTGCGCATTCATCTTGAACACAGTAATCTCGATTAAGCTTAGGGTTTTTATTTGCTGAACTAGTATGCGATTTAAGACACACAAACACAGATTTTATACCATCATTGCTTGATTCTTGCACAATTTCTCCCTCAAAATCATAAGCGAAAATAAGCTGCATATAAACATAATTCCCTGGAGCATAACTTACCCCTGGTTGCCACTGACCTCTGTTTGACAGATTTAATCTATAATCTGTAAGGAACGTTTTATTTTCAGCATCAGCGATTGGTTCCCCTCCAAATCGAGCCGGAAATCCGCTTTCCGTTTTAGCGAAATTTTTTCTACTACCCCAACAACATCCTTCACCTCTATAAAAAAAATCGCACAAATTATCATTTATTTTTCTAGCAGGAAGCCTTAAGTTTTCTAAATCTAAAGGAGACGCAAGCTCTAACTCAACTTGATATTTATTCTCTAATTTCTTTTTTGCTATTATATAAAATTCTTTAAAATATTCTTTTCCATAACCTGAACTTTCATTAAATTTATTTATGTAACCCCAAAAAGGGTTCAAACCTTTTGGAAAATTTACATCATCAATATTTTGAAGCATAACTTTTTTTCTTGTAACTTTTGATTTATTTAAATTATCTTTGTTTTTTATATATTTAGTTACTATACTATCTATGTTTGCAATTTTTATGGTAGGCCTGGGCGACGATCCTGCAGCATTTTGCTCTGACCCTTCGAACTCTATCGGACAAGGTAAATATTCTTTTCCATGAAAAAATATGCTTTTATCAAAATTTTTTCCCGCATGAAGATATAAATATCCAACCGATACATCTATATAAACCTCAAAAAGCTCTAAAAAAGTATCTGGGTTTAATGTTAATATTGATTTTAAATCTGATACACTCATAA